TGCAGAACCCTGATAGGTCTTTACTACTTCTATTTCAAACATATCACCATATTCTTGCAACCATTGCAGGCTTGCATATTTGCCGCTTTCGGTTTCACGAGCAGCAATCAGCACAAGACGATCTTCTGGATAGTCCACAACAATACGTTGCTTGCGTGAACACCATTCAAAGATAGGCGTGTAACCTGTCTTGTCTTCACACCAACGAGCAAATTGCTCATACTGTGGATGACGAGCAACAAATTCTTCTGCTTGCATAGAAACTTCGGTGATCCCCATTTTTGTTCCCCAACGGATACCACCATCAGACATATAGATAGGCGTGATCATGGAGCCGTCTAACTTCTCCAAGATAACATGCGGCAGTGAAAAGTTGATTGCAGCGAACTGCGTTTCTTCACGCTCACCAATGTTAAAGAACTTGTGCAGACGGCGTGACATGATAGTGCCGTCCTTGTTGAACAGCATACCACGACATTCACGGCGGATTGCATCCAACTCCGTCTCAACAGGCGGAAAAGTATCCGATATCGACACCATGTAGTTGACTACATAGCCCCAATCACGCTCTGCAATGATAAACTCATCACGACCTTCAATAGCAGGTCGAACCTGATCAAGGTGGGTGATACGGGGAAAATCATAAAACATTGTGTATCCTTAATCTTTGAAAACTACCGTTACTTCTGGCACTACGGTATCACAAATCATATTCCAGGTTAGCTTGAATTCTTTAACACGAGCAAGCACTGCTGGATCAATAGTTTGCAGAGTTTCTGTAAGAACTCGCAACTTATCCGTGCTTTTTGACGCAGAACTATATGAATATTTTGGCAGCGAGTTAAACATTTTTGGCTCCATAAATCAGCTTATAATCTAATATAACACAGATTTTATGGTTGTCAAGAGTTTTTTTAACATTGAAATTGCTACATTTTTTTCCGTTTTTTATAGGAATTTATGGCTTATTATCAAGCAATTCATAATAGGCATCATTTACTTGCTGTGATGCAATACCAGCATGACGATAACCATTTAATATTGTAGTGATATAACTATTACTTGGCATACGGTCGTGTTTTGTTCTATTGACTGTTTCTGGTGTCATGTAGTAAACCCATGCTTCATAACGTTGACCATCTTCTGTATAAACAGGAACGGTTTTGCGACCGTAAAGACTTGGATAACCTTCAACCTGGTCTAATTCACGTATCATATCAGTTGGCAGTTCCCATAGCACACCATCAACTTGATTACCAGCAGTTTCAACTACATTTGCATATCTGCGAAATTCAAATTTATGATTAAGTAACGCAGCACGATCAACAAATCTTGCGCCACGCATATGAGATGGATCGGTTAGCATACCATATGCAAAATAATATATTGGTTCGCCGCCCGCTTCGTTTATGATATCTACAATTCGCATATGTTATTTATTGGCGATCTCGGCAGGATTCGAACCTGCATATGACAGCTTAGAAGGCTGATGCCTTGTCCAGTTAGACTACGAGACCGTTAAACCTAATATATTACGCAATTCTTGTAATGTCAAATCATTTGCAAGATATGTTTTATCACACTTATATGTAACGCTATCACTCAAACGTTTTGCAACAAAATCATTTACAACACGAATACTTATATCGTAAGGAATTTTATCAATCGCATCATGATGACGCTGATCTAACACAAATGCAAGTGGTTTACTAAATCTATAAATCTTGCTTAAATTTGATGCACGACTTACAATATAATTACTGTAACCAATTTGAGATAATCCATGTCTCCATGGCGTATCTTCTACAAGTTCGCTTTCGCGAATAATTTTAATATCTGAAATTTCGTCTAATAATTTTACACACTGTGGTGTTTCAACTAAGAATAATGCTTTCATATAACACCCAAAAAATAAATGGCGGTGAGACAGGGATTCGAACCCTGGGTACCCGTATTAGGGGTACGACGGTTTAGCAAACCGCTCCTTTCGGCCTCTCAGGCACCTCACCACATGGTAGGCGGTAACGGGTTCGAACCGCTGACATTTTGCGTGTAAAGCAAACACTCTACCAACTGAGTTAACCGCCCATGTTCTTTAATATACTTATATTATCCAAATTTGTCAAGCATTATTTTATATAAAGTTTCAGCCATAATCTCATGGCCTACCTCATTGGGATGCCCATCTGGTAAATTATTTGGATATATTATATCACACATATTTTTTGTATAAAACCACAAGTAATTTTTATAATTAATATTTTTTAATAAATTTTTTATCAATTTATCATCATCCATTTTTTTTTGGATGCAAAAGTGGTAATGCGTTAAAAAAATATAATTTATATTATTTGATTCTAGATAATTTTGCGTTAAAATACAATTTCTTAAAAATCTAATAAAATAATATCTTTCGTCATAATATTTTTCATAAAATAATTTTATTAATGGATCGCTATCCATGTTTTTAACTAAAGTTGCAAATATTTTATTTGTGCGAGTATTAATAAATTCAACTCTATCAATATTTGAAATCCCACATATTACTAAACTATCTTTTTTATGATCTGGGTTACATATAAAATAATCAATAATAGAATTAAAAATATATTCATTTCCCATACCTTGAAGTGAAAGATTTACAACGCTTGTGTTAAGCTTATTTCCTAAAATATGTGGCCAAGATAGTTTGGAATCAATTAGTTTGTGTCAACTACTGAAACTATCACCACTACAAATTATTTTTGAAAACATTGATTGACCTTTTGTAATATCAAATTAAACCAATCGCTGTGCGCCAGTGGACCAGGATGGTTACCACTTTTTGGTAATGATTCACTCCATACATTAAAACCATTATCTTTATACCAATAATTCCAATCTAAATTATATAATCCACTTTCTAATATATCACGCGGTTGCGGTTTAAACAATTCATCGCTTGCACTGCAAAAGAAGTATGGAATTTTGCGTTGCTTGCAATACATTTCTAAAAACATCATTTCTTTTAATGAATTATAATTATGATAACTGTAATCGCCTGTTACTTTGTAGTAGGCATCACTTGCTTGCACAACACCAATCTCACTCAATTTATCATGTTGTTCACGAAAAAATTTGCGTGACGACTCATCCATGCCTCTTGGAAAAAATTTCATTTTTTCATCAAATTGCAATCCGTGCCATGCATTAAAATTAATCCAATAGTCATCAATATCATAACGAGCAGCAGTTACCTTATCATGCACAATTGTGTTATAGGGATGCATGTTTCGCAATCTGATTTCACTGCGATGTGTAAATGTCCACATAACAGCTACATAAATTTCTTGGTCTGTATATTGATTAATTGCTTGCACAACACGACGAGTAATTGTATTGTTTGCGCCGCCTGGTTTAGCGACACATTTATATTCATAATCAAAATGCTTTGCTAAAAGTGCTGACCATGTTTTTTTACTTGGAGTATGTTCTGTGTGATCAAACTTATCATCACCTAATTCGCTACCCCAAGTAAAACTATCACCACCCGCTATAAGTATAGGCATTAGCCACCTAAAACTTCTACTGCCTTTTTCCAGAAAGCTGTGCGTTCTTCTAAACCTAGCGTTCCGCCGTTGACTTTCTTGGTGCAAAGAACAATGTCATTTTGGTCGGCAACATCGTTAAGATCATTTTCATCCCAGAACCATGCAGCACTGCGAGCAGCACCTTCTGGTGTTGAAAGATAATCGGCATTTTGTGTAACATCTGTACCAATATCGTTGCCAAACTTTGTATAGTTGTCACGACCAGTCAACTGAATTAAACCACGACCACGGAAGCGATAACCGTCGCCGCTGCTTTCATCGCCATTGCCCATGCGGTTAGCATAAACACGGTTAGCAATTTTTTCTGGTTGCTTTTCATAATCTTCTGGATTTACATCACGGAAATATTTTGGAAATACTTTTGAGAGTGTTTCTGCACGATAGTTTAGATTTTCACTTACTGCACTAAACAATCCACTTTCATGTGCGCATTGTGCAAGAAACATTGCCTCGCGACCTGTTGTATTGATCTGAAATTCGTTCATTGCTTCATTAAGAGCATCACAATATTTTTCTAAATTTTCTTCTTTGGCATGTGGAAAAATTTCTTTAAGTTGGTCTAAACTTGCCATTTTTTGATTTCCTTTATGGTTTACAGGAGTATTTAACATATTAGAATAGTCATATAAATATCATTATGTGTGTAGTAGTTGCAAAATATTTTGATAATGTTGGTTGGGTTGGTGTTAAAAATCGTGACCGCAACTATGTTCCTGATTTGTCATTTCGTAAAAAGAAAAATAAAAATACAGAAGTGCTATACTTTTGGGACGACATTACACAATATTGCGAAGGTATGAACGATAGTGGCGTTTGTGTGTTAAGCGCAAGCCTTATGGTTTTGGACGATGAAAAAGAAATTACAGTTCGCACCAAAACACCAAGTAAAGATGGCATTAAAATTAAGAAATCACTGCAATTTACTGATGTAAAAGCAGTTGCTATGAGTTTAATTAAGCAAAAGCTACCAGGTTGCACACTTATATTTGATAGTGAAACTTGCTATATGCTTGAAGGAGCATGGGAACCAGGCGGCTATGAAGATGAAAAATACAAATATAAAATTGAAGAAATTCCACATGATACCACAGTTGCTCGCACAAATCATGGTGTATGGTTAAAGTGGGCTGGCTATCAATACAGTCATGATGATAATGAAACTGCCAGTGCTATAAGCAGCCGCAGTCGTTTAATGATTGCACAGCATGTTGTAGATAGTGCAGAAACGCCAGCACAGTTAATTGATTTGCTAACAAAGAAGTATGTAGATAACTGGCAGTTAAATGCACTGCGTTTAACAGACGAAAAGAAAATGATGCGCACTACAGCGCAACTTATGTTAGTGCCAAAAGAACTTACTATGTTTGTGCGTCCTATTCAAAGTAATATTACTTTTAATTTTTGGAAACTTAACAACGATAATAGCAAACTATGGGTTGAATTGCTGAGCAATCGTGTGTTGCGCAAGGGTGAAGAAGACCCTGATATTCCAACAAATCTTGACCACATCACAGATTAAACTGGAAAGTGTGGCAAGCCCCAATCATAATTTTTCCAACGCAGTCCAAATAGCACAGCATCTTCGCTATTTGTAAATGTCCACTTACTAGTCCAACCATTTTTTTCATTAGCATATGGCCATTCATTTAACTTGTAATCAATATTATTTTCTAAGCACCAAATAACCATTTGATCAATCCACCATTGCTTAGCATATACGGCATGTGCAATTGGCAGTGTAATGTCTATGTCAAATGTTTTTTTCATGGTTGCCTTAAAAAATTGGTGCGCTCTACCAGAATCGAACTGGTACGCCGAAGCGAGAGATTTTACGGCGGAGATTCTGGACTTGAACCATAGTGGGCGTTTACCCTTTCTCCGAAGTCTCTTGTGTCTACCTATTCCACCAAGAGCGCATTATCTTTACTTTACACTAATACTATGTATGCTGTCAAGTCTAAAAGAACGCCATTCGCCAATATCAGTTACAAAAACCGCAAGTGATTTGTCACTCGTTTTGCGTTCCTTCTTCTCTTCGCCTTCTGCAACAACGACAGGCGGCAACATATCTGGTTTAAGGGTGCAAGGCATTGTGCGTAAATCACCATTGACTTTGGTAAAAGTTACTTCACACACGCTTTCGTGCAACATGCCGCGTAGCATATCAATGCTTGGTTGAACTTGCTCATTAAACTCAATATATGCTGTCATAAATTACCTTTTAATTTCTAATATTGGTAGGCGTGGCCCGATTTGAACGGACACTGGTGCTCTTATGAGGAGCAGGTACTAACCATTATACGACACGCCCATTTTCTTCTTTATCCAAGCATCACGCAATGCTTGTTTATGTATTTCACTTTTTGGTTTGCCTTTTAAAGCTAAACCACCTTTTCTACCATTTTCTTTTAACTGGTCATTAGTAAACTTTTTAACATTTTTTTTACCATTTTCAGACAACATTTCTTTAGTAAAAGATGCAGCAATATATCCTTTTTTAGCATTCTCTTTAGTAAAGCCACCAACTACACCAATTTTCATATTATAATTGTTTCGTTCAAAAAAGTCAAGTGTTAATTCTTTTTCTTTTGCAAATGCATCTTCTTTTTTTTCATAAACAAATAAAATTTCTTTAGTAAAATTTTCTAATCCATGTAATTTGATTGCGTTTTTAATAGCAATTCCACTACCCATATAAGAGTCATGTATATTGTTTGTTTTATGAACACCTATATAAATCTTATTGTTTATTTTATTTGTAATTTTGTAAACCGAATACATAATAAACTCCATATAGTATTTATACAGCGGTCGGCTTTAACTATATATTACAATCTTTTATCTAATCTGTCAAGGAAAAGTTTTTGCAGTGCTTTTTCAAATTGCACAGCATTTCCCTCAACGCGAGCCAAGTACAATTCATAGAGTAGCGGATCATTCTTTGGCGGATTATAATCCAATTTACGCAGTTTCATTTCTTCAATAAGTTCATCATCATCGAACTCACCAATATCATATGTTACTTCTGCATAATGTATTCTTGCCATGTTTTATTTTCCTTCCTCAAAAAGTGGATGAATATTAATTTTAGGTTTTTTGTTATTTGGTGTTTCGCCTCTTTCTTTAAGACTCTTGTCACGTCCTTCAAGTGCAAGCTTTTCATCAAGTGCAGCAGAAAAATCCTTCATCGTTTCAGTATCAATGCGAACTTGCGCAGTATCACAATAATCTTTACTTAAATCAATACCAAGATAACGACGACCTGTTTTTTCCGCAACAAAAGTAGTAGTGCCTGCTCCGTTAAATGGATCAAGAATTACATCATTTTGATATGAAAACAATTTTAATGCACGATAAGCAAGTTCTACTGGAAACATTGCGGGATGTCCATAATCTTTCATATTACGTTCAGGCGCAATACTCCATTTTGCATCTACCCATGTTTTAAATTCATTGCCTGTAATATCAATAAGTTTGCTATCACCGCTATGTTTGATATCACCCTTACAAAAAACCTCAATAAATTCCCATGTATATTTGAGATATGGACCACTTGGACTACGCCAACTTCCCCATGCTGTATAAGCACAGTTTCGGTTATTTTTTTCCCAAAGAATTTCTGCTTTCCAAGTAAGACCACGTTCAATAAAGCCCGCACTTATTAAGTGGTGGCTTGGGATGTATTCACTGAATAGCGGTTGTGTATTAACAATAATTCTACCGCCATGTTTGGTAACACGAATACATTCGTCAAAGATTTCCCAAAGCATTTTGAAATATGTGGGCCAATCTGTTTTATCTTCGTGAGTATCGTAACCCATACCAAAGTTATATGGTGGGCTTGTAAAAGTCAAATCAACACAATTATCTGGAAGTTGACGCAGAACATCCAAACTATTTGCATTTACGATTTTATTGGTATAAGCCAATGGAAAATCATTGTTTACAGTTGAAAACTGTTTAGTGTAACTCTTATATCCATCAACCATTACTTTTCCTTAATATATAAGTTATAACACAGCATGTGTAATTATTCAACTAATATTTTCGGATGATAATTTACTGTGATGCCATCTGGTTTATCGCCATCGGGCGCACGAGCAGACCAATAGTTACGATTTTCTTCAAACACAGAATTATAATTTGTAAAATCAATAGGTCGCATTTGCGAAAGTTGTTTAATCAAATATTCTTCTACAAATGCAAAACGATCAGCGCGAAGTTCAGGATAATCTTCTCGCGCACCTTCAATGCCACGTTCACTTATTGTTAGATTAGTATGTGCAAATTCTTGTGCATCACGACCAACAGTAACATGATTATCAGTTATAAAAACATGAATTGCATTCGGAAATGATTTATGAATGCGCTCGCCTTGCGCATCTACGCCACTGTGTGTAGTTTTACAAGCATGACCGCCCTTGTCTTCAACGGCAATAATTGGAATTAAAACATTCTTTCCATTCACTGCAATTTCGATAGCAATGCCGCCGTCAACGTCCTTAAATGCCATGTAACCATCGGCGTAAATTCGTTCAACTATACGCATATTTTGAATAACAACAAGATTTGCTTTCTGCCATGCTTCTACTGATTTTAACGTTTTATAAATCCTATACCATACTGGCAACCAAATTTGTTCACGATAACTACTATACTTTTTATTTTGCATAGTGTTAATAGGATTAGTTTTTTGTGGTTTTGCTCTTGCGTTCATAAACATGAAACGATCATAATCACGCATACCAACAACGTATTCTTCAACAGTTATTGCACCCTCTGCAAACCGCGCTTGAACATCTTCCATTGCATCAATCAATGTTAGTGCTTCCTGCACCATAGGATGTTCATAATCAGTTTTAATAAGTGTGTTGCGATGATATTTGAAGTTCATTTTACTTTCTTTTCATTTTCCATAAACATTTTATACAAACCAAGTTCACGACCAAAGGCTTCAATTTCCCATGGACAATCCCAATAGTTTGTATCCTCGTGATACATTTGTCCTTTATAACGATGCATTTTATAGCGTTCGTTCCAAGACAATTCACGCTTGATTTGTTGTTTAAGATGCACCATTTCATGTGCAAGTGCAATTAAAATTTTGCGCTTGCTGAACTTTGGATCGATTGTAATGTTATAGTTGCCATCACCCTCGTTCACACAAAAGCCTTCGTCGCCTGTATTTTTGCACAGGTTACGCTCAAAGTCTAATTCTAAATCAGCTTTTGAATTGGCAATCTTAAGATATTCTGCATAGAAAACTACAGCCCGTTTAAGGGTTGCGCGGTCCACAGAAGGACATCTGCCAGTAATGGTCAAATACATAGCTGTTCTCCAGTTGTCATGATAGAATAATATAAATTTGGGCTTTGTCAAGCCCAAATTATTTCGTCCCAACCTTCTTTTAAATCAGGAACTTCCAAGTTATCAATCATGCTTGACATAACATCTTTTGGGATGCTTTTGCCTACTCGACTATCAAGACGGCGTTGCAATTCGTCAGGTTCAGGTGTAGCAAAAAAGACACAAATCTTGCGCCAATCGCTAGGAATACGACCTAACTTGACCTTACGACCCTTTGCAGTCGTATTGGTTTGATCCCAAATAAGAGTTTTATCAAGATTAATAGCAGTCTGCACTTGTGCATCACAAAACTTCTGTGCATAACCAATAGCACGGCTAAAGATTTCGTTATAAGTTTTGCCAGACTTTTGTGCAACAGTGTCAATGTAATCATCGCTTGACGCAATAATTACATCTTCAAACTTTTGGTTCTTAATCCAAGTTGACTTACCCGAACCAGGAACACCAACTAACATATAAAGAGTAGCCATATTATCCTACATTATCCCAACGATTAGCAACTGTAAGCACAAATTGCACAAAAAAGTAAATTACAGTTGTTATAATCAACACAAAAAACATTTCAGCTTGATTAAACTTCATAGCACTCATTACTGCATCTGCAATAAAAACTGCCAGCATACTTGTCCAAAAGTTCATTAGAAATCTCCTGGTGCTACTTGTAAAACACGCACACCTTGCGCACGGATTGCATTTACTACTTGCTGACGGTCATCAAACCACAGATACGGTTCGCCATAATCCTTGCGGATTTGTTGTAGAAGTTCTACCTTGACGATGCTATCCTTGCGATAGTCACCCTCGCTTCGCATATACAGTTGTTCATATGTAAAACCATTATCGCTCAACCAACGACGAGTAACTTCACGGGTTTCCTCGCCACGACCACTGCACAAAATAATAGCAATTTCATCTTCGTGGTCTGGATGGTTTACATTGGCAAACCACAACATATCCATAATAAACTTGATATCGGTATGTGGCGTGTCATTAACCATACCAGCGTTCCAAGCTGCCCAATTCTTTGGCTTGCTCGCAACCCAATGCTTTCGGTGTTCAGTGTTGGCAATCGTGCCATCAATGTCCACGACTATTATTTTATTTGCCATAATATTATCTCCACAAACCATTCTCAATTATTAGAATAGCACACTTTTACAAACTGTCAAGGGAAAAATGATAAATAATAGTATAGGTCACGGAACGCCAATTCCCACCTACTCTATCGCTTTAAGGAGCAACAGCAATGACAAATATTTATTATGTCTATCAGTATCTGCGTGAAGATTTAACCCCATATTATGTCGGTAAGGGAAAAGGTAATAGAGCATACTCTAAACAAAGATTAGTTTCTATGCCAAAAGATAAAACCCGAATTATCATAATAGCAGAAAACCTCACAGAAGAGGAAGCATTTAATTTAGAAATAGAACTCATTACCAAACATGGTCGTAAAGATTTAGGAACTGGTATTCTACATAATCGCACCAATGGTGGCGATGGAACTTCTGGTTATGCATGGACGGAAGAACAAAAAATAAAGCACAGAGGAAAAAATAATCCAAATTATGGCAATAATTGGTCACTTGAAAAAAGAAAACAATTGAGCGAAAAAAGAAAACATGGTAGAAAAAGTGTTGGTGAAAAAAACGGTATGTTTGGTGCAAGGCGTCCAGAAGTTTCCGCTAGAAATTTATTACCTAAAAAATGGGTTACCGATGGAGTTATTGATAAATTAATTTTACAAGAAAATTTACCATTATACGAACAAAATGGATTTTTCGTTGGAAGAACCGCTGTTAGAAAATAATCTTGTTCACTTTAACCATTCCTTGTGATAGCCGATAAGCGTCTTAATTTGGGCTTGGCTAAGTTCGCCGTTGGATAGGAGACCCGCCATATACGAGTCATAAATCATGTTCTTTTTGTCACAATAAGTGGATACCAAAAAGCGTAGTTTTTCCATGTCATACATCGTTTGCGTTCTCCTTATAACCAAATATAACACAAAAAATACGGCTGTCAAGCATTATTTTTCACTTGACAACCCTTTAAAATATGCTATATTGGGTTATAAGCAATGGAGAAAGCTATGCGTCTTACATATGATGATTTCTTTATGCTTCTTGGGTTTGCTTTCCTAGCCTATTTCGTAGGAAGCGGCAAAATCTGGGACACTATTATCTACCTCGGACATCTTTGATAGGAGAGAATACTATGAGTAACCAACGTGCAGGCAAAACCCACAGTGCAGCCCTAGTTGATAGTGACAAAGTTTCCCTTACGTCGCTTATTAAGTTTCTAAAAGAAGCCAAGAACGATTTGGAAAAGTGCGGTGATCAAGATGCTGCTATTCGTTTTGAAATCCTTGCAGACTATCTAGTAGAAGACTATCGTGGTGGTGGCTTCAAATATTCTAGCAAGATGATCGGTTTGTAATAACTACAATATGACCGATTGCAAACCACTTAAACGCTGCCTATGTTGTGGCAGTAACAATCTCAAGCTAACATTAGATTTAGGTTCTCAACCACTTGCCAATAGTTTTAAGGCAACGATAACAGAACCCGAAGAGTCATATCCACTTGCGGTAAACTATTGTCCGCATTGTCATCATCTGCAACTTACTCATGCCGTTGATGCTAATATTATTTTTAAGGATTATGTTTATGTTAGCGGCACATCGCTTACTATGCAAGAATACTTTAAGTGGTTTGCGGCATACGTTATGGAATATTTCCAAGATGTTGCACCTCGCCGTGTATTAGAAATCGGCTGCAATGATGGCACACAGTTAAACTATTTTAAGAAATATGGATTGGAAACGTGGGGCATTGATCCTGCGGAAAACATCTATCCAATCTCTTCCAAAAATCATAATATCATTTGTGACTTTTTAACACAAGATGCTATTGATAAAGTCAAGCATCCTGTTGATATTATATACGCACAAAATGTTTTTGCGCATCAAGACAACCCACAACAATTCCTAGAACTTTGCAAACAGGTAATGAATCCTAATACGCTGTTGTTTATACAGAACTCGCAAAGCGATATGATACAAAACAACGAGTTTGATACGATTTACCATGAGCACAGAAACTTTTTTAGCGTTAGTAGCCTTAATACCCTTGCTAACAATATTGGCTTACATCTCATTGATGTAGTCAAGGGAACTATTCATGGTGGCAGTAATATCTTTGTATTCTCTATTGATGCCGAATGTCCTGCACGTGTTAAAAGTTATATGGATTGGGAACGCATACAAGGACTCTATGATTACTCAACATATCAGCGTTGGGCAAGTGGT